AACCTCAAAAACAACTTCGGATGGAAAGATAAAACAGAACAAGAGACCACACATATATTACCTAAACCAATACTGGAATTAGATGTATCAGCAGACGACAGCAACCAAGAAGATTAAGTCTATGCACAAACGTATCAGGGCTGTAGCAGGCGGTACGAGTGCAAGCAAGACCATATCTATACTGTTATACTTAATCGCCAAATGCCAAACAGACACCACACCAACTCTAACCTCAGTAGTATCTGAATCATTCCCTCATCTACGTAAAGGAGCTATGAGAGACTTCCTAAACATAATGCAAGAACATGAATACTTTAAAGAGGATAGCTGGAGTAAGACAGACTTTACTTATACATTTGAGACAGGTAGTACACTAGAGTTCTTTAGCGCCGACCAACCAGGTAAAGTAAGAGGCCCTAGACGGGATAGATTATTTGTTAATGAGGTAAACAACGTAGGCAAAGAAGCATTTGAACAGCTCCTAATACGTACTAAAGAGTTCTGTTATGCAGACTGGAATCCAGTAGCAGAGTTCTATATGTATGAGGAATACATAGGACACCGAGATGATGTAGAGTTCTTAATCCTCACCTACCTAGACAACGAAGCACTCAGTGAAGAGATAGTAGGCGAGATAGAGAGACGTAAAGACAACAAGCAATGGTGGAGAGTATATGGCGAAGGACTACTTGGTGAATCGGATGAGAGGGTGTTTACAGGCTGGCAGATAATAGACTCAGTGCCACATGAAGCTCGCCTAGTAAGATATGGACTAGACTTCGGTTATACAAACGACCCAACAGCAATAATAGCTATATATGAATACAATGGGGGGTACATACTAGATGAAGTCGCCTATCAGAAAGGTCTAACTAATAAACAAATAGCAGACATATTACAAAACGTAGACAAGGCACTAGTAATAGCAGACTCCGCCGAACCAAAAAGCATAGACGAACTGAAGCTATACGGTATCAACGTGCTAGGTGCAACCAAGGGCAGGGATTCAGTTAATCAGGGTATTCAATACGTTAAAGACCAGCGTATCAGCATCACTAAGCGTTCAGTGTTTACTATTAAAGAGTATCGTAACTACCTATGGGATAAGGACAAGGACGAGAGAGTACTAAATGTACCAATAGACCTATGGAATCATGCCATGGATGCTATAAGGTATGGCTTTGATGCACTCCGCCCAAAGAAAAAAGAACGTAAACATAGAGAGATAAAAAGGTCTAAGTTCCATGTCTAATCACAAACATGAAAAGGTAACTACTTACCGTAAACAACCAGATGGAAGTGTAGAGATAACAACTAATAGCTACTTTGAGGAGCTTGCCCACACTATGAAAGAAATAGAGAAACCATACACCAACCTAACCGACTCAACCGCCCAAGACATAGTCAATACAGCACTAGAACGCATAACAAGTAAAGACTCACCCCAAGTAATATTAACAATCAAGCCAGACAATAGAGGAAGAGGTGGAATAAAGATAGTAGAAAAGTACATAACAGTTAAAAAGAGTGTACACTAGCAAACTTTCTGATATAATTCAAATATAAAGGCTGTCCGTTCCGTGAAGCTATAACTAGCGGAGCATACATGGCATTTTTTGAAAAAGACGAACTCAAAGATTTATACCAATCAGCCAAAGACGAATCATACGAATGGCGCAGAGATTATAAAGAGTACGAACGACTAGCCGACAACGGCCTAATAGAAGACCTAGACGAAACACTACCAGAAGTAAATGACGGCACACTATCAGCCGCCCTATTCAAACTACCCAAGAGAATTATCAACACAGACTTAGTAGGTGGTTCAAGTCACAGGACACAGATGAAGCCTGGATCAATGAACTGGCTAACATGTACTGGGAGAACAAGATAGTCCCTAACGCCAACTATAAGGCTACATGGCACAGGAAGTGGAAGGATGCAGTACGCAAAGCAGCTATTTATGGGTCACAGCCAATCATCTCCCTATTAGTAGATGATGGTAATGGTGGCACTAAAGCAGACATAGATGTACCTTATGCCCAAGACGTAAGACTAGAACCAGGTAAAGTATCAGACCAAGACTCAGACATTATCTTTTGGGATGTGTACTACACACGTAAACAAGTAAGAGACCTTATCGAACAAGCCAAGCGTGAGACTAAAGAGAACCCTCAAGACGGTTACAATAAATGGGACGCCAAAGCCCTACAGATGATCTATGATGCCAAACAAGACGGAGAAGAGAGAGACCAGAACGAAGACCATGAAGACAAAGACGGGAAAGACGTTGTTAAAGGTGGTATCAAGTTCTGCATAGCTTTCCAACGTGGAGTTAAAGCACCCTTCTACATGTACCACAAAGCGACAGATTCAACAGTACGTGAATGGGAGAACCCAGACCCAACAGGTGATATACCAGTTAAGTACTTGTATTGCTACCAAGACTTCAACAACCCTTACGGTATAGGAATCGTCAAGCTTGCAGGTGGTACTCAGAACGTACTAGACGAACTACGTAGACTACATATACTCGCCACCCAAATAGGAATAAGACCACCTAAGAAGATACGAGGTGCAGAAGATGAGGTAGACGAAGATTCACTCATCATGGCTCAAGATCAACCTTGGTACTTAGGTCAGAATGGTGAGGTAGAGATGGTAGAGATAGCCAATGGTGTATACCAGGGACTTGCCAACACAGTATCTATGTACAAGACCTCACTATTAGACGTTGTTCCAGTAGGAGATACTTCTATATCAGGTACAGACTCAGGCAATCCACAATACTCCAAGACACATGCAGGAGTTAAGTTCCAAGAACAAAACCTATCTATAGATGACGAAGACTTCAAAGACAACGTGTATGCAGTATACGAACAGGTAGCAGAGAACCTCATTAACATCACCTTCGCCAATATGCAGGGGTCAGACATGTTAAGACTAACTGATGATGAGATGAGAATACTCGCTAGTGGTGGACTAGAAGTACCTATGGACGAACTAGGCCAGCCAATCACTAACGAGCTAGAAGTCCTATGGGATGAAGTACGTGCAACATTTAAGTTTGATATGGAAGCCGAAGAAGACAAGAAGCAAATGGACGAAGAGAAACAACAGTCTCTTATCTCTGCACTAGAGTTGCGAGCTTCAGACCCTAACTTTGATATGGCTATGGAGATGAGTGGTTACAAGTTCAACTTAGGTGAGGCTTACTACACTCTAATGAAGATGATCACCAAAAATGACAAGATCGTTGAAGAGATCAGTGCTGAAGAAAAAGAGATGATGCAACAGGGTATGCAAGAAGCACCACAGGAAATGGTTAACGCAGCAGCAGATGTCGCCACCACACCAGAACAAGCTCAGGCTAACATGGAAGCAGTCATGGCTGAGTACGGTATCGACCAACAGACAGCCGCCGAAGCACTAATGATGGAAGAAGAAGGAGCAGACCCCCAAGAAGTCATACAGGCCATACAGACTAAGAAACAACAGGAGCAAGGACAGGAGCAAGTAAATGCGTAATGATTCAGTACTACTTACAGGCATGAACTCAGGCACAGTGTCTAAGGTAGACCGTGAACGCATGTTGAGAGAGAAGAAGGCCAAGCAAGAACGCCTATCTAAAAAGCATGTTATACAGCCAGCTATAGAACCTGTAATAGCTGAGATAGACAAAGAGAAGAAACGCACCATATTAGAAATGATGGAAGCAGTCAATGCAGACACCAACGAGGCAGACCTTAAATCCAACATAGTAGCTCTCAACCTATACAAGAAGTCTTTAGATAAGTTATCCACAAGACTCAAGAACATTATGAGAGTAGACGTAAAGGCTAAGAAATGAACCTAGAAGAACGAAAGGAGAAGCACGAAGAGATAGAAGAAGCAAAAGTAGAGTTTGAGTTTGACATGGACAACATGCCAGCCAAGAACCACAACTGGGTAGACAGAGGGATGTTCCTTAGTTGTGAGAGAGCAGGCCACCCAAACCACCGCCACCACATAACAGGTAAACGAGTGCGATAAGGGTGTGATCGTGGTGAGCCTCCCAAAACAGGGGGTTCGCCAGGGTTACTCCCAAACCCAATGTCTCGAAGCAGGACTTTAAACACAGCATAGGGGTTACACCCTTTCATAAAATGTATGGCAGTCACGGCCTTTAACAGTGGAGAAGGAGCAAACATGGCAGATGCAAAAGAAGCACCTGACATTACCCCAGAAGATACAAGTGTATCCGAAGAGGTAGACACATCAACCGATGAAGCGGAAGACCCGTTTGATTCATTAGAGGATTCAGATATATCGTTTGACGATGAAGATGATGATTCAAGTGAAGACGACGAGAAGGAAGCAGAAGTAGAAGAGGATTCGACGGAGGAATCAGATACTGAAGAATCAGAGGAAGATGTCGCAGAGGAAGAACCAGCCGAGGAAGCTGAAGAACCCAAAGCAGAGGAAGACACAACCTCAAGCCCTAAGAAGTCAGAGGAAAGCACACCCAAGAAGGGCGAGCCAGACCCTGAACTAGCAAGGGAAGCATTTAAAAGACGTGAGGCAGAACGCAAGTTGCGTGAAACCGAACAAAAGCAAGAGAACGATAATCTCAATCGCTACTTAGATGAAGCGAAGGACGATGAACAAGAACTTGCTAAACGTCAACAAGAAGTGCAAGCACATTTACTAAGCAAAGAGCGATCTCAGGTACTACGAGAGAAGGTTGATCTAGGAATAGAAAGAGCCGCCTCAGAACTAGGACTCAAGAAAGCAGATAAAGCGATACTAGACAAGCTTGGTCGTGAACTCGACAAGTTTGAAGCCTCTAATGTCGTAAAAGACAGGAACGGCAACATAGTAGAAGTAAAGGGCGATGTGTACCAATATATTAAGGAAGAAATGGACTTTATTAGTCAATTCCAAAATGTTGGTGCGAGGGAGCAAGCCAAAAGCAAAGCAAAAGAGAAATCTAGGACGGTGACAACACCCACCCGAACGCCAAAAGAAAAGACTGTAGATGACGATGTATCAGACTTTGATGCAGAGTTCTACAAGGAATACTAGTAAAGCCAAAATTTAAGAAAGGCTTAAACAATGGCTATTAACTTAGCAAGCAAGTTTGAAAAGAAAACTTCTGAAGCTCTAAGCGTTGGAAGAAAAACTAAGCTTGTAACTAACCAAAACTGGTCATGGGACGGTGTTAACGCAATTAACGTTTACACACTAACTGACCCAACTATGGGGAACTACGACCCTAATGGTGGCGCTAGCCGATACGGCGAAGCTACTGAAGTAGAAGATACTGTACAGACATTCACACTCTCACGAGACCGTGCATGGACTAAGACAATTGACAAGAGCAACTATCAGGACACAATGATGGTTCGCAAGCCAGGTAAATACCTAGCTCAAGCAACTAAGAACGTTACTATCCCTGAGATTGATACTTATATCATCGCAGCTATCGTAACAGCAGGTGAAGCAGCTTCTCGAGACGACATCGTTGCAGACGCAGCTACATCTAGTTCTAACGCTTACACAAACTTCTTGGACATCAATGCTGATATTTCAGACAACGAAGCTCCAATGGAAGGTCGTGTTGCACTATTGACACCTGACTATGTTTCTAAACTAAAGCAAGCTATCAACTCTTACGGAACTTCTGACCTAAGTGTCAAAGACCGCAAAAGTGGTGTACTAGCTATACTTGACGGTGTAAAACTCGTTGAAGTACCAAGCTCACGTATGCCAGCTAACACAGACCTAGTGATCACTCACCCAGACGTTTGTGTAGCTCCTGAGAAGCTAATCGACTACACACTACACAAGAACCCAGTAGGTGTATCAGGTGACGTACTTGAGTACCGACACCGTTACGATGCTTTCATAGA